ATTCTTGTTTTGCTTGCAGGAATGGTTGTTTGATGTGTTGATCTACGTATTGGCTCGTGCCAATTGATGTGGCATTTTGNCCTGCTGCAAAACCACTAACCGTTCCAGAACCCCAAGTGGGTGATGCTGTCATCACTTGTTGGTAGGGTGCTTTTACACGACTTTGTAAAAAGCTATCTGTTCCAGTTGGTGTCATCTGCTGACCGTTTGCAAAGGCAGAAACCGTTTGCTGACCATACTTTCCTGAGTCTGATGTCAATTGCCCAAAAGGCTGCTGAATATTCTTTTGTTTCCATTGATCAAGAGAGATGACTTTACGATTTAATCCTTGTTCAAAATCGTTATTAAATTGCTCGCCAATGCTAGAGGCTTGAATGTTCGCATTCATCGAGACTGATCCGTCTATTGAACCGACAGAAGATGAGGCAGCTACAGCTGTAGGAGCTGGAGAGCTTGATACTTGATTTCCAGCTGCTCCGCTTGACATAACAGACATTCCAAGTTGAGAAGCAGCCTGAGCAAGCAGCATTTTTCCGCGTCCTCGGTTATTTTGAGTTGGAATGACAAATTCGTTACCAGCTTCACCGACCCATGATAAGGTTGGCTGGGTGATATAGCCGCCTGTGGCGTTATTATCGGGTTTTTTCTTCCCAACGATCCAATTTATTACTACATCTACAATACCGCCTGCTTTGTCAAAAATCTTTTTTACCCACCCAAATGCTGCAGAAAACCCCTTACTAATGGATTCTGCTACTTTTACAATTGGCGTCTGAATGTTGTCCTCAAACCATTTGGATAATCCATCCCATATATCTGTCACGACTTTATACGCTTCTTCAAACTTTTTACCGAAACTGTCTTTAATGGTTCCTACCGTATCTACAAGTGGATTCCACACATTTTCCATAAACCATGTCGATACCACTCCAAAGATTGATTGTATCTTTTTCCATGCATTTGATAATGCTGCCCAAATTCCTGTAGCGACTGTAACAACTGTGCTGCTTAGTGGCGTCCAGACGTTCTCGATAAACCAGCCTGCGACTGTACTGAATGTTTCTTGGATCCATGTCCAGGCGTTGACTAGGCTTGACCAGATGGTCGTGGCTACCGTAACGACTGTACCGCTTAACGGTGTCCAGACGTTTTCGATAAACCAGCCTGCAACTGTACTGAATGTTTCTTGGATCCATGTCCAGGCATTGACTAGGCTTGACCAGATGGATGATGCTACTGTGACAACCGTACTGCTTAATGGTGTCCAGACATTTTCTGTGAACCAAGTCGCAACTGTTGACCAAACTTCAACAATTTGGTCTTTGATTTCAATGACTTTTTGGCCAATCTTTTCAAATCCGCCGCCATCAAACCATTTTCCGATCGTTTCACCGATAGATTCGCCGCCCATACTTCCAGCGATGCCGCCTACTAGACCACCGATGGCTGTACCTACTCCTGGAACTACGCTTCCAATAGCTGCACCTGCCATCCCGCCGGCAATACCGCCTCCAGTCGTACCGATCTTTTCACCAGCATTCTCTTTTTTCATACCGATTAAATTTGTTGCGCTAAGTAAACCACCTAGAATAGGTACTTTCTTTAATAATTTACCGCTCCCTTTACCGATATTTTTCACCGCATCTCCTAGTCCACTTAACCCCTTGCCACCTTTCATTAGACCCATAAGTCCGCCAACTGAAGCTGCGATACCCGCACCTTTCTTTAGACCACTAGAGATTTTTCCAAATAATTTACCTGCATTTGATTTCAGTTTCCCTAATTTACTTGGAGGCCTTCTATTCATTTCGGTTCTTGATGTGGCATTTGGATTTGTTGATCGTCTCGGTGAACGGCCATTTTTCGCTTTAGTAGATCCTCGGCTGCTTATACCTCTTGCACAACAAGGGCAACAACTACTGCGAAACAAACCTTTTCCACCTCGCGGCTTAGGCTGCGTTTTAGGAGCCGAATTAGATGGTGTTGATATTGGTGCAGTTGTCGGTGCTGTTGTTGGTGCCGGAGTGGTACTGTTGTTTTCACTTGATGGATCACTTGTACCAAAGAGGCGATCTAATCCAGTCTTCACCAATTGATCTAGTTTTTCTTCAGGATTAAATTTAATCTTCTCTTTAATTCTTCCGATCACATCTTGTTTGTACTCTTCCATTTTATTTTCAACCCAAGGAAGTGCTTTTTCATCCCAAAACTTTCTAGGACTCAATTTTTCCTTCACTTTGTCTGCAACGTCACCTGCATATTTTTGAATTTCATTTAATCCTTTATTGGCAAAGTTTTGGAGCCAACTCTGTTTAGGTTCATCCGTTTTAACTGACGGACTAGCAGTCTCAGGATCTTTTTTTATGGTTTTTTCTTTCACAACAGACTCTGCCTGATCTCGTTTTTTCAGCTTACTTTTTGCATTGTCTTGAACAGACACTCTGATTTCGTGTTTGGACATCGTCAAGCTTTTGAGTGTCTTTTTGATTCGTTGAATTGCAGNGGTGGCTTGGTCAACCATGTTTAATCTCATATAGTACGTTCTGTTGATGAGCTGAAGGATTGATTTTTTGATCGATGACATTTTCGCTGACAATTGATCGTTTAGTTTAAACGTCAGCATAATGGGACTTGTCCCCATTTGTTTTAAACGATCTATGCTGGTTTTAATGACATCCAGCCCCTTCGCTTGAAAGGATATGACCAGATAATTCGGTATCAGATTTAACTGATTTTTTAATGATTTTAGATCACGATAGATTCCTTGATCCAGCCTCATAGAAAATACTGAAACTTTCCGCAATGATAACGTGAGGTTTCTTAATTTCTTTTCATCCATTTCCAGACTTATTTTCACTGGTTTTCTGAATGGTTTGAGCTGCTTCTCAAACGTTTGAAATCGTTTTTGAATGCGTAATAACTTCTTCGACACTCGGTCTTCTAATTCAAATCGCGCTGTAAGTTTCGCCATTTATTTACCTCCTTTCTTTGCTTCTTTTTCTAGCATGTCTAGCTTGTAGCTGATGAGTCCGAAAAGGAATGCTTTGAACGGTCTTGGTGATTCGTATAATTCTAGGAGTTCAGATGGGGAGTAGTGAAGTTCGTGCATCGCGTAATATAAAAACACCGCTTCTTTATCCCCATCTTTTATTAGTTTTTTGCTGCTTCTTCTAAATCTTCAATTTCATCTTCGAATCCGTTGATTTCGATCGCTTTGTTTAACCAGTTCGCATATTCACCGCCGACTGACAGAACACGTTTTGCTACTTCAACTGGATCTTGTGTGCTGTAGGCTTCTCTTAATTCCTTTGATCGAAAATCTGGNTANATCGTCGATTCAATCGCNATACGTGCGTAGAAGCGCTGGCTGTCTAAGTCTTTCACACGTCCTCTGCCTTTGACATTTTTGAAGGTTGTGTTTTCTTTTTCCAATTCATCAATACGTTCAGTTGTAATGGCTTTAAAGACAAAAGGAATGACATTCCCTTTTTTATCAACAAAACGCTTAGAAATTGGTACTTTGACTTCTTCCGCTTCTACTGTTTGTCCTGGCATAAAAAATGAAAGATCAAATGTTTGTTTTTCACTCATGTTTAAAACTCCCTTTGTTATGTTTTTTTGAATGCAAAAAAGCACATCCATTTTTTGAATGTGCTTTCCAATCTTTTCATGTATCATTTAAATTGTACAATTGAACGGCTTGCTCAAGGGCGTCTGGCTCATCCCCAATAGGAAGGGGGTGATGCATATGTCAACATTTGAAGCGATTTCCTTTATGCTTTTATTCGGGATGTTTATCATTACTTTGTTGACGTATATAGACAAAAAACAGACTCCCCTTGAACTGTGGAAGGTTAAAGGGAAGTCTACCTAAAGAACCTATTCGACAAGCCAGCCCCTTGAAGGGCCTCATTGTACATTGCCTGGATGTTAGAGCATCCTGACTTCTTTTTATTTTATGCAAATCGCTTTGCATGTAAACATTTTTTAATGAATCGAATACAAGACGTTACCAGACGAAATTAAAACGGCTTCAAGACGGTTGTATTACAACTGCATTATAGCATATTCAGTTATTATTTCGCTAATTAATTAGCTAATTCCCTCCACTTTTCTTAGAAAGTATTCTTTAACTTCTCAGGAAGATCAAAGTCTTCAAACGTGAAAGGAACTTCTTCTTCAAGCGCCTCTGAATCAACATCCAATCCAGCGATTTTAGCAGAATCAAAGTTGACATCAAATAATGTCACACGCTCAGTGCCACGGCCTGATGATTTATCGTCAATGACAGCTTGAAGAGTGAAATATGGATCTTCTCCTTTTTTCACATAATTGAGCATTAATTGAACGAAACGGGACGTAACTTTATAGAATGTTGCCGTTCCTGTTCCGTTTGCTCCCGTTGTTTTATGTCCAGTCATTCGGCGGCCCATGACGTTGACTTCTGATTTGTTTTTCTCCACGTTTGCTTCGAAGGTTTTGATAAATGCAAGCTCCTCACCTTCTAAAAAAAGACGACCTTCTTTACCTGAAATTGTATTTTGCGCTTTAAAAGCCATCTTACTTCACCTCCACATTGAAATAGAATTTTTCTGCTGCATCTACTGGTTGAACCGCTAAATCGATGATAAATCCATCACGATCTTCATTGAGCCCGATTACGATATCTGTTTCTGAATTAAAGCCTGTAATGCCGCTGCCATCTTGAAGCTGTGTGAGATACTGGGTAATCAGTGTTTTCACAAGCTGTACTCCATCATCTGATGCTGGAATGTCATTGCCATTGGCTTTACGTAANTTAATCAGATTTTTTAATTCGAATGTTAAATCATTGTTGATCGCATCAAGCACACGAATGATTTTGTTTTTCGCCATCTGCTGGTTCTTTTCAGCTGTGAAGCTTGT